AATCTACTAGTGCTTTATCTCTAGGATCTATTCTATCAGTACCTGCCGCATACGTGTATGACGAGTTGCTACTTTGATCCTTCATATCGAGAACACCTACGCCCCCAGAGAAACCAGACATATCTGGGGGCAATAAATCTTTCATCACATCTGCATTTCTGCTTCTTTGCAATTGACCAAAGAGACTCTTTGCACCCATAAAAGCATCTGCAGGATCTTTATATACACTTAGAAAATTTTCTAATTGATTTTGAAATAGTGCACCACCAATATTCTGAGATAGTTGGTCAATCACAGCACCATCCATTTCACTCATTCCATCTGCATCAAAACTTGAAAATGGTAACAAACTAGAAGTGTCGTATTTACCTCTTTTATTTCCTACAAATTGTCCCTGTGCATTATAAAGATTTACACCTTGCTTTGCCTTTTGAAAAAACACAGGCGCATCTAAATCTTGATTTTCGAATTCTCTTGTAAAGGATCTGTTATCAAAATCAAAATCATACTTTGTTCTAAGATTTTGTATTATCGCTTTCGCAGTTTGTTTATCATTTTTTGACGATGATTTTTTACTAAGAACTTTCTTGGCTTCTTCAAACATAGCAGACGCTTCTTGATCAGTCAAATTACTTGTCATTGCATCTGTTGCCTTTACTCGTTCATTAAACTCATTTGCTAATTCATTTTGTCTTTTTTGAAAGTAGTTGTAAAGAAGGTAACCACCACCAATTGCAAGACCAACAATCCCTGTCATTAACAATCCAGTAGACCCAAACATTCCTATCATAGACATCGTGGATGCTGCAGATATGCCTAAATTTAGCAAGTCTGTTGCATCTGCAGTACCATCTGACGCTATTCCCTCAATTGCTTGCACCAGTGTATAACCTGCAAGTCCTGCAAATCCTGCCCAACCTGTAAATCTTAATCCACCTCTCACTATATTCATATTAGGTTTGAATCCTCTTAGGAAACTTCTCTTTCCTGCACTGTCTTTCCGTGGATCAGCACCATCAGCACCACCAATACCCAAAGATTTTCTTATAGCACCAGTAACTAAACTAGGTACAAAGAAACTTCCTATTGTACCACCCCATATTGCAAAGTCTTCATTTGTAAAAGGTAATTCAATTCCTAGCAATTTTGTTTTTTGTTGCCATGCAGATTCATCATCGTCTTTATTAGGGAATTGTTTTTCTAGTGTCTGAGTGATAACACTATTCATAAAACCTGCGAATGCACCTTTCGGCCCTAAAAAACTGCCCAGTAAAGTTTTGTTTAATGCATCATTAAATTTATCAAGATCTTCAGTTGGAATATCTTTACCAGTTAATCCTTTAAATACAGAGGTAATTATCTCTTCAGAAAACAATGCAACCGCACCTATAAATGGTGCTCTTGTTAATCCTTTTAAAAACCTTGATCTTACATCTTTTTTCAAGTTGTTTCTTAAAGCGAGTGCACCTGCACCTGCACCACCTACAGCAAACGCTCCAAACATTAATGATTCTGCAAGACCACCAAGTCCCTGTAGAAAATTACTAAGTCCACCACCTCCACCTGCAGTTGCAGCAGCAGGTGCTTGAGTGGGGCCTGATTTCATCTTAGCATTTCTTTTTTCTTCTCTTTGTGCTTCGAGATCATCACCACGTGAGGCATTCTGTGCTAAGAAATATTTTCCTAACATCGTATTAAGATCCGCAATACTTCTTTGTACACTCTCAGTTGCACCAAGTGTTGCTTCTTCTATACGAGTAGACATATTATTCGACACTCGTATTTCTTTTATGAGATCCTTTATTGTTGCCTCTGCCATTTTATCTTCCTATTTCTAATGGGACACAGTATGCTTCACCATTTATTTTATTTGCATACTCAATGCACATTTCAAAATCCCAGAACCCTTCATCCATTTCTAATATAGTTTCTCCGTTACCCAGATGAACCAATATTAAAAACAAATAAAAAATGTTATCTTCCTTGTGTTTCCATTCTCATTTTTTCTTCTTTGATATGATCAACTAGCATATTAACGTAAACGTCTCTTTCCCATGGTATCATCATGTCTATCTCATTTAGGGAGTATTTGTGATGTTGCATTAGGTCAAAATTAGTTTTGTAGTGCACCATCAAACTGGTATGAGATAGACAAATTAGAAAAAAGACTGCATACCCTCCAATCGCACTTCATTATTATGACCACATGAAGAACAAACAAATTTAGCAGTGTGTCTCACCGCCGGTTGAGACTCTATCCATTTTCTAATTTTATCAAATTGTTCATTTGACATGGACTCTACAAACTCTGTTTTCTCTTCTTCGCTCACATCTTTAAATTCTATTCTTTCTTCATCCGTCAATACTGCAGAGATAGAAGAAGTAATAATACCAAATATCTTTTCTATATCTGTTGTTTTGGGAGAAATAATTTTTTCATTATCTGCAATAGATAAGTAACTCGGTGCTTTCATTTCTATAGAGATATTATCATTTAATTTAATTTTTGACTCTGGAATTTCTCCGTTAACTTTTATTTCATTTAAATTTACCTGCACTTCATTAGTCTCATTACAACTTTGACATGCTATACCAATATTTGTTTTTTCACCAACTGATTTAGCACGTATCTGTAAAAACAAATATTCAACATCATAAGATGTTAGATTGTGCCACATCCTATGGTCTTGTTTAGTATCAGTGCATGACACCACAGTTTCCAATATTGCATTAGCAATTTGTTTTGGATCTTGTGACTCCATTGCAATTAACAATATCTTTTCTTCCTTCACTACAAAAGGTCTTACTCTGACCTCTTCTTTTATTGATGGTATAGTTACCGAATACTTCGGCATATCATTCAGTCTTGGCAATGCCATAATTTACTCCTAAGATAATAGAGACCCAAATCCACCACTAACTGAGATGAATCCTTGTGGATCATTAATCGCTTTCCATCTTGTATAAGATAACTGTACAGTCACCTGTACCAGTCCATCCAATTCATTGTTCAATTCAATAGCACTTACGGTTGTTGGAAAGGCATCAACCAAAAGTACTGAGTATACTGTCCCTGCACCTAAACCAATATTAATGCTTGCAGGGCCTGCTTTAATATTTTTATTGAATATCGGTTTTCTTAACTGGTGAATACGAACATCTCTCTGGTATTCGTTCTTCCAAGCAGCAAGATGATTTTCTTCATCTACTTGTCTTCCCATCCAGTTATCAAAATATTTTTTTGCACCATAATCATTTAACGCATAGAATGTCATCGATACGTCATCTACTGCGTATCCATATGAAATCTTTTGAAACTCCATACCTATTCTACGATCATGGGTTAATATCTGTTTGCCTGGTAATGTTGCTGATGAACATAGTATGTTCAACTCATTACCACCTAATGTAGCAATCCTTCCTAGTAAACTATTTGCACCAAACGTACTAGGAAGTTCTACAAGAAAGTTACTTGTTCTCGCAAACCCTAATTTAGACGATGCTAAACTCTTTAACTCATCAACACTCGCCATTAAATCATCCTTCTTGAATCTGCATATATTTTAGTTTTGTTTCCTTGGAAATCTGCAGTCGGCAAGAATGTTGCAATTTCCCATTCTGGTGCAGATACTCTCGCTAACTTACTTCTAACTTGAGAAAACAAATAATGTTTTAAACACGGTCTAAAATATTTTAGTTTGGACACTCCATCTAATAACTTATATGAAACAGCAAACTTTGTACTGTCATCAAACTTTTTATTGTTTGTGATGTCCATCAAACCATCAAGCATTTTTGCACGTAGTGTGGGTGGCAGGTAATGTAAATTCAACCCTTTGAAACCTCCAGGCGCGGGCCCGATGATGACTGATAACGGAAACCTGTCATAATAAGGTAACGTGTCTTTGTGCTTTGGATCATAGAAAAACATATTCATCGAACCAATCATTGGTTGTGATTTGTTCACAAGTTTTAATTGTTCGTCCTTCATTACAGAACTTCTGCTTACCTTACCCATCCCCTGCAGTTTACTACGAAACCAATCACGCGATTGTTTGGTTCGTGGAGTAATACCTGCACGAAATGCTTCTTGTTCTACTTTGGCAAATAAATTAGACATAACACTATTTATAACTATTTTTTAGATTTTTTCCGAAAAGGTTTTAAAGGTTTTAGTTTCTTGGTCTTCTTAAACTCTTTGAGTATTCCCATGGACTTCAGTGTCTTTTCAGTCCAGATCTGGAATTCCCATCCACGATCTTTTGCATATTCATTTGCGGCCTCCCACTTGTTCATGTTCTTCACATATGTCATTGCTTCACCAATGTATCGTTTAGATTTGTTGGGGTTCTTGGGGAGTTCTGTTTCTTTTTCTGGTTTTATCTCAACCAGTATTGTATTACCAGATTCAAATGTAATTTTTAAATCAACAAAATATCTGTGCATACGTTTATCTACATCCCAGAAGTATGGAACGACAGTTTCTTCAGAAGACCAGTGTTTTACCTTGGGGT